TGATGATGCATCGTCTATAGAAATTATTGATTCAATATTATTTTTTTTGTTAAAATCAACAAAAATAGTTCCCTCTGTTTGCCCTATTAACCCACTAATCCCAGTCTTACTAATAACATCAGCATTTCTTGTTACAGTACTTGCAACAGTTGGGATGTAAGATGTAGCGTTTGAACCTGCTTCTAATTGTGCACCCCAAATAATATGTGTTCCTACTTGATTATAAATAATAAATTGAATTAGACCAGTCGATGTTGCAGTAAAAGTTCTTGTTCTTATATGACGATACCAACCATTACCATAATTTTGAATAGTATAAACATCAGTACCTGCTATTGTAGCACCCCCAAAAGTTAAAAAGTTTGTAGTTTGATTTTTAGCAAATATTGAAATACTAACAGATTGACCTGATACCGAAGAATATCCTACTTGTTTTAATAAATGACCACCACTTGTGATTACTAAAGTATCAGCAGTTGTAATTCCGCTTGGAGCAATAGAAGTATTTGAAGTAATTGTCGAATTATTTTTACTCCAACTCGCGTCATCAAACTGTTCCGAATAAGTCAAAAGATTAGTCCTCTGTGGCTCAACTAATATACTCGGACAACCACCTCCCGAATAGTCTAAACGTGGAATGTTTAATCTGTCTGTTGTTGGAAAATAACTTGTCGCTGTTGAACCAGCTTCGAGTTGAGCACCCCAAACATAAAGTCCAGAAGTTCCATCTCCAGTATAATTCATTATATTATTAGCGTTAGAAACACCAAGTAAGAAAAATTGAATTCCCGAAGCCACTATCACGCTTAAAGTACATCTATACCAACCATTACCTAAATTTGTAATAGTAGCAACTCCATTTTGTGATGTTCCTATTGTACCATTATTTAGATTAAACCAAGTTATATTATTAGTACCTGAATAAGCATTTATATAAATAAAATCTCTTTCACCTTTTTTAGCATATACCGAATAAGTATAACTATTTCCTACCGTTACTGTAGGGGTAAAATATAACCATTTATTACCATCCCCATTATTTTCAATAAATTTATCAGCCGTTAAAGTATCGTTTGGAGAAATAGCTGAATTTGAATTTACAGTAGAATTAGTCTTTCCCCAATAAGCATTATCAAACTGTTCTGAATAACTTGATAAATTCTTTGGCACTACTTCAATAAGTCCATCAGCATTTACTCTCGTTGCAGTAGTTGCACGAACTACATCTAAATCGCCACTTCTATCATTCGGAACAACCGAATAAAGTACATCCTCTTTATATGCGTTTGGTGTTACAATCAAACTTGCTTGTTCTAATAAACTCATTTTATATTTTTTAAATTTTTTAACGTATCGCTTAAACAAGCCTCCGCCTCAAATGTTCCTCCATCATTAGCGACACTTAATTTAAAAGCATCTATTAGTTTTTTTATAGGATTAAGAAAAAAATTGTATTTACTTAACCCTAATCCTAACCCTAACATTACTGTTCTCTTAAGTAGGCGATAACTTTACCAGTTAAAGCGGTTACTGCCAAATCCCCATAAACCGACATTCCTGCGGTTAATGTAATTGATGCCGATGCATCGCCATCTCTTGTTGATGTAATTGTAATATCGCTATCCTCTAATGCCATAATAGTTGAGAAGTTTTCCCCAACAACAGAGGCATCTGTTAAAATTCTGAAACCAAAATCTCCGAATTGTGCAACTTGATAATCGTGGTCTGTTCTAATGTCTTGACTCATTTTTAATATGTTTTTGTTAGTGTAAAATTTTGTGATTGTATTTTATTAATTTCATTGTTTGTAATCCATTTAGCTGTTATTTCAATTGTATTTTCAACAGTTGTGTCAAAATTAGTATTACTTATTTTCCCGAAATTAATACCCTCGATTGCATTTGATGCGTTTTTGTTATAGATAAAACTTCCATTTGAAAATAATTCTGAAACTCCAGAAACACCTATTTTTGTAACCGTAAAATCAAGTTCTAAATCCCAATATTTATTCGTGCAACTTGACAATGTATATTCTAACGCATCGATAATTGTTTCCCCATTTGATTTTACTCTCAAATGTATTACTTCATTATTTCCGCAATTTATAGTTCCACACATTTTAGCTTTAAATGAATCTCCTATTTTAAACCCATACGCTGGAACAGATAAATTACCAACTCCGCTACCTATTAATGTGGTTTCGCTACTTTCGTAAACAATTGGAATACCCAAAGCCGTTTGAGCGTATAATCCATTGCATCCAATAACTCTATTTACATTTATAATGTAATTATTTGGATTTGCTACAATAGAAACCTCATCGGTTGTTTGTTGTACTGTTATGTCAATTATATCGCTCATTTTATCGTGTTATATCGTCAGTAATTTCAAATAAACCACCAACCCAAGTATCAACCTCTCCACTTACTTGAGTTAATTCTATGTCATATTTATAAACACACGCTTGAATGTTTATAATTTGCTCATCAATACAAAACTCTCCATTTGTAGGATTGAATATTGTAATGGTTGGCTCAAGTGCAATTGGTGCTCCAGCTTCTTTGCGAAGTTGCATTTTAATAACGGCATCCGTTAAATCCAACGGTACTGAATTAATGTTTATTTGAAAGTCCGTTTGTTTGAACGTGTCCCCTCTTTTTGTCGTTAAATTTAGTGTTGATGCCATTGCTTAAATATAGTTTTAATTTTTTAATATTTTCCTCTGTTCGCTTGTCTATTTTACGCATATTTAGTATGGTTTATCGAGCCACCATTTACCGCATACCATTTTTGAGCGTAAAGGGTTAACTATATTATTTGAATCGCTAACATATTCTGGTAAATGAAATTTAGTTAACCAACGGCTCATTCTGTCTTGGTACATTTCAGCTTTTAAACGCATATTATTAACCAAATAATCTACTTCGGTTTTGTCAATTGCCACCGAATTTTCTGGCTGTGCTTTAAAAATACCATTATTATTGATTTTGTATGCACCAATTAACAAATATTCAACGGCACTTTGATAAATTAAAAACGGTTTTATGTAATCCTCGTAAAGAGTTAGGTAATCGTCAACCAAATCGTCATTATCGAAATCCTCGCATATCTTTTGATATAAAGTTTCGCCTAAAATTTCCTCTAATTTTGTGCGTTGAGCATCAGCAATGCAAGGGATATATAAATCAATATCGATATTTCCACCCAAAGGGGTGTTTTTAGTCAATTCATTTTCCTTTAATAATATAGTAGTTGCCATAATTACATATCGTGTGGTGCAATGTACACCTTTGGGTTATTAGTTGGAGCAATTTCTCCCGCTTTTCTTACTTCAGCTGGAGTTGATGTTTGGGCAGCTGTGTTTTTACCAGTTCCAATTTTTCGGTACATTTCACGTGTCCAGAAATGTTTACAAGTTCCATAAGGAAAAGCATCGGAAAGCAACCCTCCACCTTTCCATAAAAATATATCGTAAGGTTCATTGGGGTTTGGATGCATACCAAAGCCAGGATTTACATTCCTGTTGCTCATTTCCATTATGTCCTCTTTTCTATATAATTTTTTAGCATTAATCATTTTTTTACAAAATTCTCTTTCTGGATTTTGATTTCCAGAATATCGATAACGTGTAATATATAATTTTGTGTCTTGCTCGGAAACGCTTTTGGTTCTTGCAGTACCAGTGGAAACGGAGGCTAATCCTACTTTCATTAATTGAGTTGAAATATTATTTAATCTTTCAGTTTCAGCATCTAACTCGTTTTCGTTATCATAATCAACTGGGTTTGAACTTATAAGTTCCCACTCATTTAAATCTATTTCCTCTCCCAAATCGTCAATACTTTGACTTGATAATTGAGTCGTTGCAATTGTTGGGCTTTGTACAATTGTAGGCTCTTCGCTTCTTAAACTTTCAAATTGCAAATCCATTGAAATACCGTTAACAGAAAAAACTTCCATTAAACCATCCAAAATAATTTCTTGTTTTGGATTAATTACATTAATCATTAATTCAGCGAAACCGACTTCGATTTCGTCAGCATTTGAACTAAAACCGTTAGCCTCTTTAATACCTACCAACATCGGAGAGGTTAATTTGTGAGCCGTGCAAAGTTGTTGCCTTGCTTCTGTACTTAAGAATTGATATTGTTGATGTGCATCGCTAACCTCTAATGCCGAAATAGTTATTTCTGTTTCTTTGTTGTCATTCCAATTTAAAAAGAATGCACCAGCGTTTGAGCTTCCAGTTAAATGCTCACGAATTTGTCGAGTGTTTTCCATTATGGTTTCCTCGCTTTCTTGAACACCGCTATTCATATTTATTATGTGACCAAACGATAAACCTTTTTGAATGTGGTTTATTGAGTAGTTGGAAATTTCTTCCTCCATTTTCGCCCAACTAATCCCACTAACATAACTTGGATTGCTATAATAAAATTGCCCTACTTGGTAATCGTTAAATACATAAATTTCTGACCTTTCGCCTAAACCCTCTCCATATCCAAAAGCATCAAAACGCTCTGGCTTGTATTTATTTACATTTGAGAAATCATAAGAATAATAATAGCCAGTAATGTCGCCATCTTCATTTGCAACCTCTGGAGCAATGCGTTGCTTTGCAATGTGAAAGCATCTTTGAATTTTGTTATTCACATACTTAACCTCCATAGATGCCTCTCCAAACATTTCAAAATCTTTGCAAATTTTACGCAAATCTTTTTTTGAAAGCATTGAAATAATAGAAGCCCATTGCGATGGCTTTGTACCTTTATCTTTTGAAGTCAATCCCTTTCCATAAATGAATTGTGAATAACTATCTATAATTGCCGAATTTGTAGGCGAACCATTGTAAGCATCTATAATTGTTTGATAAAATGAATTTTTATTTCCATTTAATACCCACTTTTTGCCCGAAACTTCCTTAATTTCTGGTCTAATATAGTTAGATAAATTTATTACTTTTAATTTTTCCATAAAATTATACTTTTAAAACCCCTTTGTTGAGTTCAAAATTTTCCAAATCGGTTTGAGCCGTTGCGTATGCCTTGCCTCTATATATTAAATTATCGTTTTCATTGATTGTTACCTCAAAAGATTGCCCCTCTTTTAATATAGGCTCATTAAAAATCAAAGTAAGAATGTTATTTTGGTAATAAATTGCACTTACATCGACTGTATGGGTAATATCTTTTAGTTCATCACGTAAAAAAAACGTAATTACTCCAGAATTATACCCTCTCGGTATGCACTTAAATTGGTAAGGTGCTGTTATATTAAATATCCACATATATATATAACGAAAAAAAGTGTTTTTGTAACAAAAAAAGACTACCGAAGTAGTCTTTTAAATAGAAATAAACAGAAAATTATTAAGAAACTACCACATCGCTAACTAAAGCGTAAAGAGCGGTTTTAGTTGTAGCATCCAAAAATGGAGATAAGTTGCTTTCTTCCGATGCGATTGTAAGGGTATACCCACTTAAATCAGTACCTGCTCCTCCGCTTACTTTTGTGCAACTTGACATTGTGCCATTTGTTGCTCCAAGTAATACGATATTGCCATTATAATCCTCTACGAAAACGTAAGGTCGACCAGCGCAAATCAATTGTACTTGGGCTTGTAAATCAGCCCCTAATTTTGGCAAAGTCACGGCTAATGATTGAGCGTTTAAAAACGTTCCATTATCCTCTGAACTTGTACCAGTTTCTGTTAAAGCGTTTGTTGTCGCTTTTACTTCATATTTGAAAACCTCTGCTAAAGTTCCCAAAGAAGTTACTGCGTGAGATGCAATAACAAAAGCGTAATCGCTAAAATTTGCAAAATACAAATTTTTAACACCACCTCTTTGGTCTTTACATCCAAGCAATTTTCCTTTGCTAATTAAACAAGCCATATATTTTATATTTTTTAAAACCGCTCAAATTAATGAGCGGTTATTTGGTTAGTATTATACTGCGTAAGTTAAGTAAACAATTTCAGATGGGTTGTAATATCCAACACCTACGTTGTAAACAACTTTACCTCTTACTTTACCAGTAAGCAATCCGATTTCGTCTTCGTCAACCAATGCAACTTGGTTATGGTCAGCAGTTAATCCAGTTGCGAATACTAAATTTTTCTTCTCGTAAATTACAACTGTATTCTCTGGAAGTCCGTTTAAGATTGTTAACGTATGTCTTCCGAATGCTAAAGCGAAATCGCTGTTTCCATTACCGTAAACAATTCCTTGAGTTGAAAGATAGAATCCGTAAGCTTGAGCAACATCTGGAGATACTGCAAAAACTAAATCTTTATTTCTCAATGCAATTGGTAAAGCATTTAAAGCTGGTTTTAAATAGTCTGATAAAACGTTAGCCTCTGAAACTACTGCATCAGCAGTTGGTTTGTTTACATCAGCATCAGCATCAAATAATGTAATGAATCCATCAAAATTTGAACTTGAAGTCCAAATGTCAGCCTCTAATTTTTCCCCGATAGCACCCAAAACTTCCGCTTGGATTGCATCCATAACATCACTTGGAGCGGTTGGGTTTGAAGCACCACCTCCCATAATTCCATCAGACCAAGTTGCTCTGAAATCCTCTTTACAAACATCAAAATCATTTTTGAATTTGAAAGGCTCGATTACGTTTTCGTTTAAAACAATTGCACCAGCTGGAGCAAATCCGCAAGTGTATGCAGTTGTGCCATCTGTGTAAGCGATTTTTCTTAACGATAGTTTATGATTTACATTTTCAGCGATTGTTACCGCTCCCTTTTCGATTGTGTCAATTGTTTTGAACGCTTGACCAATTATCATACCAGCATCTTTACCAGCATAGTTTGAACTTACAGTTGTAGTTGTAGCCATTTTTTTTAATTTAAGTTTTTAAGATTGTTTAATATTTTTTGGTTTCGTGTTAATTTCACGTTTTTGTTTGAAGTTTCAGCAACTTCTGGTTTTGCTTTTGTTGATGCTTTAACTTCAACTTGATTAGTTTTAACCTCTGCGATTTGAGCCGACAATTCAGTCTTAACGTTTTCGATTTGTTTTGCAACTTCTACACTCATAGAAGTAACAATTGATTTAACCAAAGCCGAGAATTGGTCTTCTTTTGACATTTCAGCATCAACGTTAACCTCAACCTCTGGAGCAACCTCCTCAACCATTGCTTCTTTAATTTCAGCAATCATACCCTCTTCGGTAATTACCAAAAGTCTTCCGTCTTCAAGTTCGTGGTCTCCAATTGGAGCGGGAACTCTGTCGCCATTTTCTGCTAAAACAAAAACTGGTTGACCAGCTTCAAAACTTTCAGCTTCTAAAATGGTTACACCATCTTTTAATTTCATCGTTTCCAAAGCGACTTGCACTTCTTCAACGGTTGCAACTTCTTGAGATAGTTTTACCGAAGCAAAACCCTCTTTAATTGCGTTAACAATTGTTTCTAAATTCATATTATAATCACTTTTTAAATTTACTTTTTCCATATCAAAAAC